CTGAGGCAGGCGGACGGGGGGCTGCCGCCCGGCGGCCCCTCCCCTCCGGCCAAAACGCCGGGTCCTTCCAGAGGGGGGTGCCCGGTGCGCGGTATTCGAGCCCCGTCGAATAAGGATTTTCCGGAAATCGATTTCCGGATTTCCGCTTCCGCCTCCGGCGGCGCCAAGCCACTGATCCGTTGAAGTTTTTCCGGATCAGGTAGCGGAAATGGAGGAAATCCCAAGTGCCGAAAGCGGAAGTGGAAGCGGAAGCGCGCGGGGCGGAAGCGTTCGTCACGCAGCGCGCGCTCGCCAAGGCGCTCGGCGTGTCCGACCGACGTGTGCGCCAGCTCGCGGCCGACAAGATCCTGCCGCCCCCGCGCGGCGGCCTCCACGACCTCGCGCTCTGCAAGGAACGGTTCCGGGCGTACCGCTCCAGCACGCGCCCGAACGGGACGCCGGCCCAGCGCCCGCGCCGCGGCGAGGGTGAGGGTGGCGAGGGCGGCGGCGACCTGGAGGCCGAGCGCACGCGCAAGCTGCGCCTGGAGAACGACGAGACCGAGCGCCTGCTGATCCGGATCGAGGACGCGATCGCGGCCATCGACGCCATCGTCGGCCAGATCCCGGCCGACCTCGCCGCGGTGGCCCCCCGGGTGACCGACGACATCGCCCTCCGCCGCAGGATCGAGGATGAGATCGACCATGCCCTCAACGGCCTCGCCCGCCGCTTCGCCAAAGCCACAGCCGCTCTGGAGAAGGGCCATGACCCTCTTGGCCAGGAGGCCGAGGACGACGCCGACGCAGTGGGCGCGCTCGAATAGGATCTACGCCCCCACCACCGGCCGCCCCGGGCCCCGCAGGCCTGAATTCACCCCCTACGTCGTACCCTTCGTGGATGCCCTGGAGAGCGTGTCCTACGGGGTGCTGTGCCTCGTGTGCGGCTCGCAGATGGGCAAGACCGACGCCGAGCTCGACATGATCGGCTGGCGGCTCGACGTGCGCCCCCGGCCGCAGCTGTTCGTGGGGCCGTCCCGGGCCTTCATCGAGGACCAGTTCGAGCCCCGCGTCATGGAGATGCTGGACCAGGTGCCGAGCCTCGCCGGCAAGGTCGCCCGGGGCAAGCGGATGAAGAAGACCCGCAAGCTCGTGGCCGGCGTGCCGCTGCGCATGGGCTGGGCCGGCTCGCCGACGCAGCTCTCCTCCGACCAGGCCGGCGACGTGTTCGTGGACGAGCTCGACCGCATGGTCACGGATGTGGGTGACGAGGGCGATCCGCTCACCGTCGTGAAAGCCCGTGGCTTCACCTACAAGGACCGCAAGGTGATCGTGACCTCGACCCCGAAGAAGGGGTCCGTCGACGTGGACACCGATCCGACCTCCGGCCTCCAGTTCTGGCGCAAGGTCGACCCCACCGACCTGGAGAGCCCGATCTGGAAGCTCTGGCAGTCCGGCACCCGCCACCACTGGGCGTGGCCCTGCCCGCACTGCGGCACCTACTTCATCCCGCGCTTCTCCACCCTGCGCTGGCCGGAGAAGGCCCGGGCCGACGAGGCGGTGCGCTCCGCCTACCTGCTGTGCCCGGCCGAGGATTGCGGCGGCGTAATCCTCGAGGAGCACAAGCCCGACATGAACGCCCGCGGCGTCTACGTGGCTCCCGGGCAGAGCGTGACGGAGGAGGGTGAGGTCATCGGCGACCCGCCGCCGGCGCGCACCCTGTCGTTCTGGGTGTCGGGACTGGCCTCCCCGTTCGTGTCGTTCGGCGAGCGTGCGGCCGACTGGATCGAGGCGGTGCAGTCCGGCGACCAGGAGAAGGTGCAGGGCGTCATCAACACCGGCTTCGGCGAGCTGTACGCCCCCGGCGGCGGCGACGCGCCGGAGTGGGCGGAGGTGTCGGCCAAGCGCCGGGAGAGCGGGTACCAGCGCGGCGAGCTGCCGGACGGCGTGCTGCGCCTGACGCTCACGGCCGACGTGCAGAAGACCGGGATCTACTGGACGGTGCGCGGCTGGGGCGTGCGGGCGACGTCCTGGCTGATCGACCACGGCAAGCTGATCGGCGACACCACCGAGCCGGAGGTGTGGACCGACCTCGCCGAGCTGGTGAGCACGCCGATCGCCGGCATGCCGATCCGGCTGGCCTTCGTGGACAGCGGCTTCCGGCCGGGTCGCCCCGACACCCTGCCGCTCAACCGGGTGTACGAGTTCTGCCGCCAGTTCCGGCGCACGGTCCGACCGACGAAGGGTTCGTCCTTCCCGCTGCGCACGCCGCTCGTCACCAGCAGCATCGAGGTCACCCGCCAGGGCAAGACGGCCAAGTACGGGCTGGAGCTGATCCGCCTCGACACCGACCACTGGAAGAGCTGGGTCCACGAGCGGGTGCGCTGGCCGGACGACCAGGTGGGCGCGTGGCACCTGCCGATCGACACGGACGACGATTACTGCCGGCAGATCGTCTCCGAGGCGCGCATGAAGCGCCCGTCCGGACGGGTGCAGTGGGTGCAGCGCTCGAAGGACAACCACTACCTCGACTGCGAGGCGATGCAGGCCGCGGCCGGGTACATGCTGGGCGTGCAGCGCTTCACCGACACCTCGACCGCGACGCCCATCGTGGCGACGCCGGCCGAGCCGGCCGAGGCCCCGCCGGTGGTCACCGAGCGGCCAGCGCCGACCGAGCGCTGGCAGAAGCTTCCCGCCGCCGCATCGACGCCGCCGCCGGAGAAGCCGAAGGTTCGCCGGGCGGACTGGCTCGGCGGTTCGGGCAAGTCGTGGTTCTAGATCGAACGGGAGGCCCACATGACCGAAGACGAGGCCAAGGCGGAAGCCATCCGCCGGTGGAACGCGCTGCCCGAGGATGAGCGCCAGACACGGGACCAGGCGGCCGAGTTCGCCCTCAAGATCACGCCGCACCTGGTCTACGCAGGCAACGGCAACCCGTACCAGGAGATCAAGCGCTGGCTGTTCGCGGAAATGCGCGGACGCTGAGGCACGCTTCTCGGGGACTCCCGCGTGCGGTAGCCTCGCAACAGGCGGGGCTACCGTGAGGGCTCCGCGGCCGGCCCGATAGCGGAAGCACGGCACCCCCTGCCCCGCCTGGGCGAGCACCCGGGCAATGGGACATGCCGGGCGAGGTCGCACCCATACGAGCGCTCTGGGGCTTCGGCTCCAGGGCGCTTCGTCGTTTTCGGGCCTCTGGAACGCTGGAAAACGCTGGAAGCCGGACATTCCGCGAAGGGGCACTGGTGACACGGTGACAGCCGGTGACAGGCTTTCCGCATAAGGCCCTTGCGTGCGCACGTACGCGTACGCGCAAGAGGTGAAACCGGAAACCCTGTCACCGGCTGTCACCAGCATCACCGCAGGTCGGTAGAGCTGTCGGGATAGGAGGGGCGCAGCCGGATCCCGGTGAAGCCCCGGGAGGTGTTTGTGCGCTTCGGTTGGATGCCGTGGCGCTGTAGCGCCTCGCCGAGTTGGGCCGTGTCTCCAACCCGCTCTCCCGCCTTCGTGGCGTAGGCGGTCCACGCCGCGAACAGGGTGGCCTTCGAGGTGAAGAGGTCGGGGTTGGCGGGGGCGACCTCGCACTCGTCCTCTAACCACTGCGCGAACACGTCCTGATCGGAGAAGTAGTCTTCGGTCGCGGTGAGCACCGTCTTCGGCCTGATGAGGCCGTTCCGCTTCCAGTCGAGGCAACCGAGGATCAGCCAATGCAGGATCGCCGGCCATTCCGCCCGTAGCCTGTCCTCCAGGTGAGGGTCGGGGCTGGCCGGCTCGAACTCGAACGGGAGCAGGTTGAAGCGGCGGCGCTCTGCCTTCCCGACGCTGGCGAGGCCGGGCTTGCTGTTGCCCATGAACAGAAGCTTCAGGACGGGGATGAATTCGAACTCGTCCTGGCGCATGTGCCGGGCCCGCATCACGTCGCCGCCGGTGAGCTGCTTGATCCGCTGCGCATTCCAGCTCCGGCCTTCCTGGGTCTCCGAGGCCGTCACCAACCGCGCCCCCCGCAGGGATGCGATCTCTGTCGGGTGGCGATCGTGGCGCGATGCCGTGAAAGTCTCCATGGCCGCGGAGAGCGCGTAATCCTTCATGATGCCCGATAAAGTTCGGACAAACACACCCTTTCCATTGCCGCCGCCGCCATGAGCGAAGCATAGAGCCTGCTCACTGGTGTCACCCGTCAAGCAATAGCCACCCCATTGCCGTAGAAACCGGATGTATTCCGTGTCCCCACGTGTGGCCTCGTCCAGAAACCGCAGCCACGTCGGACAGGCCATGTGAGGGTCGGGGGCGACTGCCGTGAGGCGCGTGATGTTCTCGGCCGGGTCCGCGCGACGCATCGAGCCCGTCCGTAGATCCACGGTGCCGCCCGGTGTGCCGA